GCAGTTGAGTGAATACCGAAGTGGGTGTTCCTGGACCAGCCCATTATGCCGTCGGCCTATGTTGGGTTTCTCTTCTACTTTGCAGTAATATGTTGTGGTGGCTGTATGCGGTATGCCACAACTGCGCAAAATCAAGGGTTAATGGTTTGTCTTGGACAGCCGTGAATTGACACGGCCTGTGGTGCAATCCGTCCCTAGTGTGCATTATGAAGGCCTCAGAATTAAGGTTCAGTTCATGCAATCCATGTAAAGTATGATAGACTTTTCGCCTGACTAAGGGAATAGCGAGTTAAGACCATGGATTGTGTCGCTGCACTTCTGCCTTCCTCATAATGCGCATCGCTTACACTGTATGCAAGCAGTAAATTTGCACTCTACTATGCGGAGTACGCATAGCCGGCCCGGAGGGTTCGTCGCATGAGCGACCACCACACGAATCAGACACACCCATACGAAATAACGATGAATGATGGAAAACGAGCATGCCACAACGGTTTGCACAACGTCAGACCGCACCCGAAATTCGAAGATTGTGTTGATATCAGTGGAAGAAGCAGTAAAGCTGCTCAGTCCCCTCCCCGTGCCGAAGCGCAGGCCTCGGGCACGAAGAATGCCCGTTCGTCCAAGCACCCTAATGACCGCAGGCGCGGCAAGGGGGGACGGCCTGAGGAACAGCGCAGCGGGAGTACCACGCCAGAGAACAAACAATGGGTACCCCGCAAACCACGCCAACCCAAGTCCCATCGGAAGCAAAAGGACTTGGAAGCCAGTGTAGCCGACGCTTGTGCGCAGGCTGCAGCAGAAAGGGACGTGGTCAAGGAGTTGTCAGCTGAACTCCGTGAAGTCAAGGCAGATCTTGCTGACTTCACCAAAACTGACACGCCAGACACCGTGGTTGATATTGATCCCGTGGTGCTGCCTCCTCCGGTCGACTCTCAGTTTTATGATGAGTCATCCAAGGTAGAGGGCTTTTCTTTTAATATCCGAGGAAAAGCGCGATCATTATGGTGGACGGTGCTTTTCTCCATCGTAATGGCGGTCGTGAACCAGCTTGTCTGGTTCGAGGCCATTGTGTATGACTTCTGGTGGCCGATTGTTGCCGTTCTTTTCCTGCCGCTTTGGTGGTGGAAGTTTGAACAGTGGCGGTCTGCCACGGCCATCATGGTGCAGTACCAGGTGGTGTCCCTTGTGAAGTCTGATCAGCGTGACCTGCGGTGGGATGTTTTATCTCAGTCAGCAGTGAAGCACAATGACCCCATTTTCGCCCGCGTGGCTTGCCTTTCTATTGATCCTGAAGGCAATCGTGTCACGGAGCGTCTTGTGGTGAGTATGGAATTGTTCTGTCAATTGACTTGTCCGGCAAATTATGATTTTTTCATAAAAGATGAGGACATGATCGACAGAATTCGGCTCACCGCGCGCACAACCCAGTCCGTCAAGCTCAATAAATATTATGTATTTGAAAAACAGGATGTTGTGCAAAACACAGCCCTCATGGCCATTGCGTATGTGAAACGGACGCGCAATGTTCCGGCCATGGTGGGTTTTCTGCGTCGCCAGTAAGCAAAAAGCTGGGGCCGTTCGCACGAGGATACCGTGTGGGGGAGGTTCTACTCCCGGCAATCAAGGACGTTAAGTCTAGTTCCAAGTGCTTAAGTACCGGGACAATGACCCTCTTCTACGTCCTATAGTGGCAGGCACCTTAGGTTGCCATGTCAAGAATGTCGCCTTACCCCATTGTGATCCCGCCGATTCGGCCACCATGCTTGCTGGCATTGCCAAGAGATTCGCATACCAGCCGCCTGTTCCTGCGGATGGTACTCTTGAGCAATTGCGCTTGTTCGTTCGCGATTACGTCAGAAGGAGGTTTGTTCCCCTTCCTCCTGACACAAATGTCGAGCTAGATCATTGGCTTGACTCCACGTCCTACCCTGAGCATCGTAAACAATCGCTTCGCGACGTTGCTCAGTCCTTCGACACCATTAGGTCGAGGAAGAAATGGATCACCTGCAACTCTTTTATGAAGGATGAGACCTATGTTGAGTACAAACATGCCCGTGGCATTAACTCCAGGTCTGATGAATTCAAAACTGTTGTAGGTCCAGTGTTCCATGCCATTGAGTTGGAGGTGTTTAGGCACCCCGCCTTCATTAAGAAGGTCTCCTGTTCTTCCCGGCCCCAGTACATCATTGACCGACTTTACGAGCCAGGTGCCAAGTATGTTGCGAGTGACTACACGGCATTTGAGTCCCAATTTACAGCTGAGCATATGCGTGCTGTAGAATTTGAGCTCTATGACTATATGACCAGTGCGTTGCCGTGTCATGATCAGTTCATGTCCTTAATCAATGATGTCCTTGCAGGCACAAATGTTTGCAATTTTAAGAACATAATTGTGGAGTTGTC